ATTGCCGCCCGTTTCAAAAATGCCAAATTAAAACATTCCAAAAACGGCAAAGAACGAATAAAAGAAAAGGCCGTTGACGCCTTGGAACGATTGGTTGTTGGATATTGGGTTGAAGAAACCGAAACCGTTGAATTGTTTGGCAAAAATGGCGACATGGCCGGGCGTCAAATCAAAACCAAAAAACGGTATGTTGGGCCAAATCCAACGGCCGTCATTTTCACGCTGAAGAACGCCGACCCGGAGAATTGGAACGAAAACATTCAAGTCGAAATGACCGGCGAACCACAAGTGTTCAAAATTGGAAATCAAACGATTTCATTCACATGACCAAGCCAAATCCGATGACCACAACATTGACCGAAACCGAAATTGATTTGTTGATTCAAAAAATAATTGATGACACGGGCGATGTTCCGAGCGCTGAAAAATGGATTCGAAACAAGGTCCATTCCATCCATCATGACATCGCAATGGAGGGATTGACGTTGAACAACACCCAACGCCGTGACGAATGGTCGTTGGTTCAACGCTACTTTGAGCGCAACAGATTTGCAATTTCACGAATGGCAAAAATCAATCATTGACCATGGCCAACATCCGATTCATCAAACCATTCATTTTCGCCAACGGATTTTTTGACGTTGACGACAATGTCGATTATGAGGCAATTGGAATTCCGCAGCCCAAAGAATCCGCCCCGGTTCGTTTCCAAATCGACCGGGTTGTTTCCTGGAATTTCGCGAGCGAAACGACCATCACCGTCCATTTGGAAAATGGTTTGGGATACGTCGTGGATTGTCACATTGATGAATTCGATGAATTGATGGTCGCCAATGGTGATATTTGAACCACACGAAAAACAACATGAATTCATGGAGGCCGTATTTTCGGGCCAATATGAATATTTGTTGTATGGCGGTGCCGCCGGGGGCGGTAAATCTTACGTTTCATTGGCCACATTGATATTGTTGGCGAAGATTTTCCCGGGTTCCAAATCACACGTCATCCGCGAATCATTGCCGACCCTGAAGCGGACGACCATTCCGACGTTTTTCAAACTTTGCCCCAAACCATTTATCCGGTCTTATCACCAAACCGACCACATCGTCACGTTCACAAATGGTTCAACCTTGGAATTTTTTCCCGAAAACTACGTCATGGACAAAAATTTGACCCGGTTTGATGGATTGGAAACAAATTTTTTTCTGTTGGAGGAAGCGCAAGAACTACAAAAAAAAACGTTTGAAAAGTGCAAATTGCGCGTCGGTCGTCACATCATTCCAAACCAACCGCCCCGGTTAATCATAGCGACATGCAACCCGTCGCAGACATGGACGAAAACGACATTCCATGAACCGGCGATGGCCGGAACATTGCCGGGCGGATACTTTTACAAACGCGCGTTAATGATTGACAATCCATCATTGCCGCCCGAATACATGGCCGCGATGGATTCGTTGGATGAATTGACCAGGGCCGTATTTGTGAACGGGGATTGGGATGTTTCCGACGTTGAACGCCCGTTCGCCTACGCGTTCAACAAATTCAAAACTGTGAAAACCAATGTGGCCATCCATCCAAACGAACCAATCATTTTGTCGTTCGATTTCAACGTTGACCCAATCACATGTATTGCGGGCCAATCGTTCGTCGACAAAATTCGAATCATTCGGGAATTCAGATTGAAAAATTCTGACATTTACCGATTGTGCGAGACCATCCGGGTTGAATTCGGCGACCGATTGTTCATCGTCACCGGTGACGCGTCCGGGGCCAATCGTTCGGCGATGACCAGGGGCGCGGTGAACTATTATACCATCATTCGTGACGAACTGCAATTGCCGAAAACATCATTCAAGGTTCCGAGCGTGAACCCGTCAATCAAAAATTCGCGTGTTCTGTTGAATTCCATTTTGGAGAAACATCCGGACATCGTCATTGATTCATCATGTCAATGGTTGATTCACGATTTGCAGAACGTAGAAACGACCGCCAACGGCGATATTGAGAAAACAAAGGACTCGAATTTGTCACACCTTTTGGATTGTTTCCGATATTATTTGTGGACGTTCCACAACGAGTTTGTGAAATATCGGAATTGATTTTCCACTACCTTTGAACGAACATAAAAATTCAAAGGACATGCCACCAAAATTGGAACGTTGTGTTGCGGATGTGATACGGACCGGGAAATCGGAATCCGCCGCCTACGCCATTTGTCAATCGTCAATCAACAAAGCCAAAAAAGCCAATCCCAAACCAAAAAAATGAAGTGGTTCAAACGACAACAACCAAAACAAACAGAACCGCCAACATCCAATGGCGGACATGTGACCGGTTCCATAATTCCATTGACAAAGATTTTCACCGACCAGGACGGTGACGATTGGTTCGAATATTCCAACCCGCTCATGATGCCATCCAAACGAGCCATCGCCGCTGAAGTGGCGACCAGGTTTGTGGAAATGAACATGACAAAGGACCAATTGAAAACCATGGTTGACGCCATGAAAAAAAGCGCCAACGCCGGCAACATCGTTGAAATGTTTCATCTGTTGGCCGAAATCGAATGGCGATTGGAATTCATTGGCGAAGAACAAACATTGATTGAATTGGCCGCGTGTTATTATGTTTTGAATGGCGAAAATGAAACCGAATTCAACGACGTGTTCAAACAAAGCAAAATTGACAAATTGAAAAACAATTCGTTCGTCCGCGATTTTTTTGTCCAAAGGGCGTTGATGTCCACAATCAAGTTTTCCGAACTATCGTCCAACGATATCCACGAATTTTTGAAGGTCAGCGCCCTGGAAAACGAAAGGTTCACGCGAATTTTGCGTCAATTGAAATCGGACGGTACATTGACGACATCAATTTCACGAACCAAATCATTTGTGAAAACAAAGTCACCGAAATGAAAATGCTCGAATCTTTGTCGGTTGATGAATATTACCAAACACTTTCGACATATTTCAGAATTCAAGACGAACGGAATGAACAAACCGAAAAAATGAAATAAGCATGGCAACAGAGGTCAACAATATATTGTTCAAATTGCAAGCGGACACCGCCCAACTGCGGAGCGAATTCGACAAATTGAACACGGGAATCAAAGGAATCCAATCCAACACAAAGGCCGCCGAAACGGGATTGAAGGGTTTGAAATCAACCATCGCCGGAGCCGCGGCCGCGTTTGGTGGATTGTCGATTGCCGGGGCGTCGGTTGATTTTGCCAAAGGCGCCATCAAAGCCGTCGCGGATTATGAGGCCGTTCAAATATCATTGGAAACGTTTTTGGGTTCCGCCACCGCGGCCAAAGATTTATTTGCAGAATTGGAACAATTCAGCATCAAAACACCATTCACCCCGGAGCAAGTGAACAACGCCGCCAAATCACTTTTGGCATTTGGCGAACCGGTTGAAGGGTTGCAAACCACACTTTCGCGGATTGGCGATGTGGCATCCGCGACCGGAAAGGATTTCAACGAATTGTCGGTGATTTATGGCAAAGCCCGTGTTCAGGGAACTTTGTTCGCTGAAGATATCAACCAATTGACGGAGGCCGGGGTTCCGGTCATCCAATTGTTCGCGGACCAATTGGGCGTGTCGGCGGGCGAAGTGAAAAAATTGGGTTCGGAAGGGAAAATATCATTCGCCAATTTGGAGCAAGCGTTTTCGACGTTGACATCCGAGGGCGGACGATTTTTTGGATTGACCGAAGAATTGTCCAAATCAACCGCCGGTCGATTGTCGACCCTGGAGGGAAATTGGGCGCAGTTACAACGAACCGTTGGTGAGGGCGTGTTGCCAATTTTCGAAACATTGACGGACGCCGCGTTCGCGTTGATTGAAGGGTTGACCCGTCTACCATCGTTCATTGAAGAAAACCGACGAACATTCATTTTGTTGGCCGGGGCCGTTGGAATATATGTCGCCGCCCAAAACGCCGCCGCCATCGCTCAATTGCGTTATGAAATCGGATTCAAACGATTGTTGATTCAAGAACAATTGTCGGTCGCCGCGCAAAAATTACGGGCGTTTTGGACCGGAGCGACAACGACCGTCACCAATCTTTTGACCGGAGCAACAACGGCGTCCGCGGTCGCGACCAGGGGCGCCACCATAGCAACAACGGCGTTCAACGCCGCCATCAAAGCCAACCCAATTGGATTGGTCATTGGGGCCATCACAGCGTTGTTGTTGGTTTTTTCGGACTACATTTTCGCGACTAATGAAGCGGTCGCCGCGACTGAAGAATTGACCGCGTCACAAAAGGCCGTGAATGAAGTCAATGCAATTGCCAACGAACAAATCGCACAGGAAACCGGAGAATTGAACCAATTGTTTTCAAGCCTGAAGAACACCAACGCCGGAAGCGCGGAACGGGCGCGATTGATTGATGAAATAAATGGCAAATACGGAACGACGTTAAAAAATTTGACGGATGAAAAGGCGTTTGTTGAACAATTAGATGTTGCCTACAAAAATTTGGTGACGCAAATTCAGAACAAAGCAAGGGCCGAGGCCAAACAAACCGTTTTGACAAAACTTTATGCGGACCAGGCACGGGCCGCGGATTTTTTGGCCAATTCAACCGGGAATTTAGCAAAGGCGGCCGCAAGCGGAAACCAAGAAATTTTGAATTTCATCGACACATTGGTTCCATCGCAACAGGAAGCTGTCAACAAACTCATTCCGTTATATCAACAATTGCAATTGGCAACAGAAAACGCCAAATCCGGACAAGCCGGAGCGACGGATGAAATCAAACGTTTGAACGCAGAAATTGTCAAATTTGGCGGCGTTGAATTGATTGGCGGCGCGTTTACCACATTGACCGAAAAGGAACAACAGGCGTTGGACGAATTGAACAAATCATTTTTGACAACGACCGAAAGTGAATTGGAAGCCCTGGAGGACCAAAACGCCATCCGCGACAAATTCATCACATCGTTCGATTTTTTCTTGCAACAATACACGGATTCGTCCAACGCGTTGGATTCGGTCAACAAAGAATTTGTGATTGACCCGTTCAAAAGCACAAACGCCACAACGGTCAATTCAAACGCCCAAAAGGCCGCGGATAACTTAAAAAAGGCAATCAACGATTTACAAAACAATCTTGCAAAGGAAATCGCCAAACAACAATTGGAATTGAGATTCCAACCACAGTTGGCGGACGACCCCAAAACGTTCCGCGAACGATTGAACCGCATTGAAGTTGAAACGGCCAAATCGTTGGAGTTGTTCAACCAGGAAATTGACCAACGCGAAGAACAAGCAAAGGCGGATGGAACGTTCACGGCCAACGCGCTGAAGTTTGCAGAATTGCGGGCGAACGGCGAAAAGTTAATCCGGGGCGAAGCCCAATCCGCCATCACCAAATTGACCATTGACGCGGAAAACGAACGGAACAATTTCATTGCAGAAACGGCCAAAATCAACGCGGATTTAATATTGCAAGAACAATTGGACGCCGTTCGTGAATTGGAATCCGAGCGTTCACAATTGATTCAACAATTGTCGGAAACCCAAACCGCTGAAGAACGAAACGCCATCAAACTGAAATTGAATGACAATTTGCAGGCCATCCGCGAAGCCAATAAAAAGGCCGAACAATTGGAATTGGCCGCCATTGAAACCCGGCGTGTTGCCGCGGTCAATGCTGAAGGCGTAACGGCCGACGAAATCACCGCCATCAATGCACAGGCCGAATTAGATATTTACAACACCGCGAAAAAATATTCCGACGCCCGCAAAAAATTGAACGGCGAAGAGGTTGACGCAGAGGCCGCGAATGCAGAAAAAAGAAAAAAGGAAATTGAGGACGCGCAAAAACAATTGATTGACGCGGTCAAAGACGCCGCCAAACAATTCATTGACGCCCAAATCCAACAAACGGACGCGTTGATTGAGCAACAGCAAAAACGCGTTGACGCCGCCCGTGACATCGCGGAAAACGGAAACGCCGAATTGTTGCAATTGGAACAAAAACGTTTGGACGATTTGACGCAACAGCGCCAAAAATATGTTGAAGCGCAACAGGCATTGACGTTGATTGAAATTGCCGCCAATTCCGCGTTGGCAATTGCAAAGGCCGCCGCCGCCGGGAATGGAGTGGCGACCGCGTTGACCGTCGCCGCCGCCGTTGTGGCATTGGCCGCCGGATTTGCACAGGCCCGCGCACAAGCACAGGCCGCCGCATCATTTGCCGTCGGAGGTTACACGGGCGATGGCGGAAAATATCAAGCGGCCGGTATTGTCCACAAAGGCGAATTCGTAATCACAAAAGAAAAAACGCAAAAATTCCGTCCGATATTGGAGGCCATTCACGCCGGACGAAATCCAATGTTAGTCAAAGGATTTTCCGATGGTGTGATGGCCGGCCAAACCAGGACGATGGAATCAAAGTTGGACCGAATCGAAAAGGCCATCCGCGGCCAACGCGGATTGGAATTGTCCATCGACGAACGCGGAATCAATGGAATCGTTTCGCGTTTGTCTTATAAGCAACAGAGAATCAAAAACGCGGCGCGATGAAATCACCAATCGTCATCAAATTAAACGGAACCACCATCACCGGACGCATTGATGGAATCGAACAATTCACCGTCACATGGCGCGAAAACGATGACGATGGCGGATTGGCAAAGTCCTATTCGTCGGAGTTGAAATTTTACGATGACGGTTATTTGATTTTGAAAAGTCTGTTGGTTGACAATGTCAACGGATTCATCAATGAGGTCGATGTTCAAATATTTGACGAATGTTGCGGGCGATTGGTTTTTGACGGGTTTATTTCCGGGAATTCTGTTGATTGGTGCGAACCGGAATGTTGGATTTCCGCAAGCGTGGTCGAAAAAAAAGAGGCGTTGAATTGTATCAAATCCACACTAATCACCGACAACCATGATGGATTTTTGGACCAGGCTCAAAAAAAATTGCGATATTGTGTGGAACCGCGGCCCGAATTCCTTTATGTTATTTTGTTTTATATCTACGGCGCCATCAATCTGTTGATTGCAATTGTGACCCTTGGAACGTCCGAAATATTCGGATTCACGGACGATTTAAAAGCCCGCATGATTCAATGTAATTGGTACCATCCAACGCCATTGGTCCGCGACTACATTCAAAACGTTTGTCGCAAATGTGGATTGATATTTCAATCGTCCATTTTGAATGACCCCGGTTCACCTTATTTCGATTTGTTGTTGTTTTCGGCGCCAATTCAAAAGGGATACAAACCAAGCAGAACGGAGGCCAAATTGATTGAACAAAACTACCCAATCGAAACATTGGACACTTTGTTCACGCGTCATTTGAATTCCATTTTCAACGCGAAATATTGGATTGTTGGGAATACATTGGTTTTTGAACGAAAAGATTTCTTCAGCAACACGAACCAATGGATTGACGCCGAACAATTGTTGAATGATGGCAGAATCGTAGACAACCAAATTTGTTTTTCATGGATTGACAAACCACAAAAGGCGTTCGCCATTTACAAATATTCGATGGACGCGTTTGACATTACATCAAACGAGGCGGGCGGACGTTACGAGGACATTGTCGAATGGAATCCACCGCCAACATCCGCCCGTCAAAAAGACGCGTTGGAATTGACATTGGCGTCATCCAAATCGCGTTTTCGCAATGACGCAGCCGGTCCGGATGTTCTTTTGGAGGCGGTCCAAATGAATTTTTTGTTTCTTATAACGTCGTTTAGCTTTATTGAATCAACCAAAGGAAATTTGTTGATGTCCAACCATACGGCGTCCAATTATAAATTCATTATTTGGAACGCCGGAAGCGGAAACGATTTTGCCCGCGCAAATTTCAACTATTCGACGGCATTCACGGACGGTTTGGTTGTCAATCGTGTATTTTGGGAACCAGGTGTCGCGGACCCCTTTATTTTGCCCGGAACCCCGGTTCCGCCGGTCAATTTGTACAATTACCCAATGACGTTTAACGAGGACAACGCAAACAATTTGTACACGTTGTTTCATTACATCGACAATCCGAGGTTGCCCGGAACCAGGTTGTTCAATTTCAATTTCACATTTTCGTTCGATTGCGGCGAATACAACAACATTGATTTTTCAAAGTCAATACGATTGCGCGTCGGTCAAAACGTTAAATTTGGGGAAATCAAAGAACTACAAATTGATTTCGTGAAACGGACCATTGGCGTTTCGGGAATCGTTTAAAAATAAACAGAATGCCAAACAGAATTGAAAGAATTGATGGATTGTTTGTTGACGGAACATTGAACCGTTTGTTGTGTTGTGCCGGTGATGGATGCGGAACAAATATTTCGACATTCCAAAACACCCATGGTTCGGATTTGAATGTTGTCAGTTTTTTCATTGACACCACCGGTTCGGGCGTCACGGTTACATTGACGGCCATTGATGGATTGCCACCATCGTTTCCATTTTTGGTTGTCGATGGCGGAACATTCACCATGGAATTTGAAATTTGTTGGGATGGCGTGACGTCGCCATTGGGTTCATGGATTGGCAGTTTTGACACATTCGAACATGCACCGGACACCCCTTATTCATTTGACATGCTTTGTGTTGATTCAACCTATTTGGATTGGTCAACTTTATCATTGAATTTCGTTGACGCCCCGGTTGGAATTCCAACAACCCAAACGATTTTTTCAGGTCAACAAATGTTGTTTTCGTCACTTTATCCGTTGACGATTTCAGGATGTACGGGCGTGACAATCACACCAAATCCAATGGTCATCACACAGGGCATTGGAACGTCGTTTGATGTAACATGGACGCCATCCGCGCCCGGCGAAACGTTGTCATGTTCGATTGACGACGATTGCGGTGGTTCGTTTGATTTGACGGGAAATTCCGTCGCCGTTGAATGTGATGGATGTTTGTGTTGTGTTGATGTGACCATCAAAACTGAAAACGATTATTTGGACCCCGAATCCGGATTTTGTGACCCTGGAGAACTTTACAACACCGCGTCATTTTTGGAGAAAAAAACCATCGTGTTTTCGATGGTTTATCCGGCGGGAATCAATTCATCATGGCGATTGCAGTTCAACCCCGGTTTGTTTTTGCGCGATTGTGAATCACCATTCGAGGCCGCGAATTTGATATTGCCGACCGGTTACGCCATTACTTATTTGCAGTCATTTATGCCAAACGGCGTGGCGCAACCAATGGCGTTGACCGGAGCCGCGGCCAACGCGAACAACCAACGAAATTGGGAATGTTTTTTTCGACCAGGTGACCCGACGTTGGGAACGTTCAACGTTGAATTGACATTTTACAATGTCGCGGATTTATCCAATTGGTTGACCGCGTCGTCGTTCGACAATCTGTTGAAATTCACACGAAACATTTTGTCGGCGCCATCGGATTGGACCAATTCGGCGGCCTCGGTTTACAACGCCAACAAATTTTTGTCCGGCGCGTTCATGGTGACCGACCCAACGATTTTGGATGGTGAAAATTTCACATTCTGCCAATTCACAAGTTGCGTTAATTATTCGGCCCGCTTTTATAATAAAGGGTTGTACAATCAACCGAGCGAATTCACCAATCCGACATGGCAATTGACGCGCAACATCGGAGCCGTGACCGGTTTTTCAACCATTGAAAAAACCAACGTCCGTTTTCAAATACAGGTTCCGGCCATGTACGGCGCCGCCGAACCCGTTTGTATTTATCACTTGTTTGACGTGACCAACGTTGACAACACCGTTGATTTTTTGACGTCATCGGATTCATCGCGGTTCCGCGTGCAAGCGTACGCCGGAACGGGCGTGTTGGACAACCATTTGGTTCGACCGGGCGCCACATCCAACATTGGCGGATATTGGACATTTGATTTGCATGTTGGAACGACGGTCACACCGTCCACACGTTACCGGATGGCGGCCATCGTTTATGGCAGTGATGGAAACATGGTCAACACGTTTTTGTCAAATGAATGGACCGTCCGAACGGTTCCGGATTTTGATTGTGATTGCGAATTGGACATCAATTCAATATTCCAACAGTATTGGCAGAACACCGCGGCGAACGCATTCCAACCGAGCGCAAAAGAACGAATTGGCCAAACGTTGACCATTGACGGCGGCCCGTTCGTTGATTGTTTGGAAAATTGGGGATACACGGGCGATTGGCGGGCGTTGATTGGGTTCATTCGGTTGAATATATACAAACGCCAAACGGGATTTCCAAATCCGCCACAAACAACGTTTTTTCAATACGAAAATCATATTTCATCGCGTGACCTTGGATTCCCGGGCAATTTTAACAACCAAAACGACATGGTTGTTTTGGACAATGGAACGGGCGGATTGGATGTGACGATTTCAAATCGCCGCGTTCGTTGGCAGAACATCCCGTTCAATTCGGGAATCGTTCAAACAGCCAACACGGCCACATATTTGAACCGAGTGAGCGCCGGCGCCATGTCGTCAACACTTATCACCACCGCGGGCGTGGTTGATTCCTGGATTGGCTATGACGTATTTTTCGAATACACCATCACATTCAATTTGGCGCCAATTACGGGTTCACCATTCCTTTGGAACATCGTTCGGGCGTTTCCGGTTCGGGCGATTGATTTTGAGCCGTTCACAGGGTTCGCCACATATTTGACGGATGTGACCATTTACGGCCGGACATCATTGACCGGTTCATGGACGGAGTTGGACGGCGAAATTTGTTTCAAAGATTTTGCACAAATCCGTTTGGTTTACCAAGCGGACCGCGAAGGGAATTTCATTTTCTTTGCAGAACCGGCGCCGTTTGGTTTGCCCGTATTGCAAGAGAACAACGAAATTTCATCGCCCAACGCCATGAATCAATTGACATCGCCATTGGTTGTGAGCATGGACACAACATTCGACCCGGCGTTGTTCACCGCTGAAGTAATTTTGGACGCCCAACAAATGACCGCGGACAATTATTTGTTTTGCGGATATATTAGCGAACCGGAGGTTCCAACGGCGTGCGAACATTTTATTGTTCACCGT